TTTATCAATTAGTTTAAGATGTCCTGTTGTTGGAGGATTCATACGACCAAAGGCCATCACCACAGGATTATGTGTAGATTCTTGTTCTTCAACTATTTGTAGAAATGTTTTCATTTATTATTTTCTTGAATGAGTATTTGCAGTTTTAACGTCCCACTTGTGTGAACTTGAAGCAAATGCGGTATCTGATGCTTTAGGCCTATAATGTGCTAATGGAGTGAGTGAACCGTCCTTTTCAACCTTATGTATAGTAACCGTATTTCCTGATCTGGAAGAAGAATATCTTGTTTTTTTATTTTTAAATACTTTATTCAAAGGATGGTCACTTCCAGGAGTAACAGTTGCATGAACATTATCTTCACTATGTCCTTGTACATGAATTTTTGAATATGGCATACTTGTTTTAGGAGTTAGATGGTCATGTAACATCTTACCAATCTTATGGTGTTCTGCATCACTCGTATGGCCGGTTAAATGTTTCAATTGATTGTGTAACTCTTTAGCTAAATTTTCATGTACTTTTCTATTATGTTCGTTAGATGTTAATTCAATTTTAGAACCACTGGTAACACCTTCTTTTGCTCGGTGTTGCCTGACAATATCTTTTCTTTCTTTATCGGTTTTATTTGGATGTCCCATAATTTTGTGAACATTTTTTAAACCTTTTGATGAAATTTCTTTAGTGTTTAATTTCCTAGTAGGATGATCCAATACACCGTATAGGTGTATTGCTGGATTTCTAGAAGTTATATTTTTTTGTTTACTGGAAGATTTTAATGAGAATCCTTCGTAATGGTGTTCATGACCGTCATCCGTTTCTTCTTTCAAACTTTTAGATTTAGGTACTTTAAAATGAACTGCCATATCCGATGGATTTGTTTGGTCGTCATTATGTTTGCCTTTGCTAAATCGACCAATATCTCCCGGTTGTGCGGTATGACCAACACCGACAATTTTCATATATGGTCCGTGTTCGGTGTGTAATGATTGTAAAGCGGCATTGGCCATTTCTTGTCCATGACGTACTCTTAAACCAACTTCTTGTGGGGTCGCATTTTTTCCAAGTTCATGAATAGCTTTTTTGTGTGGTTCAATATCTTTTTTGTGCTCTTTTGAATTATAGGTATTATTTTGTTTATGCATATGCCCAATCATATGCATAACCGCTGAATGTTCTGCTATTTTTCCTGCAGAATTTGCAGTTAATTTTTCAATTAAAAAATCTTCATGTAGGTGTTCTTCATTATCTTTTTCTTCGTGGCCAGCTTTTTCTAAATCAGATTTACTAAGATGTTCAGGGTTTTTTGACCAATGTACCAATTTAGTAACACCTTTTAAATTTTTATTATAAAATAATGCATGTTTTCCCTGTGGGTTATTAAAAACATGTACATCAATTTCGTGACCATCGTTGGTTTTAAATGAATGATATGGTATTAAACCACTAAAATCATGGTCATTTCCAAAATTTTCTTGTAATATATTTTCTGATAACCAATATTTAAATGATTTCATTTTCTTACCCCCTTTAATAAATTTGATTTGGCAAATTCTTTACGGTCTACCAATTTAGTTGGTTCACCAGCATGATTAACAACAAATCCCTCAGGGCCTGTTTTCTTACCATCGATGTGGTGTTCTAGGCCACCTTCATGTTGTTGTAATGTGTTCACTAAAACATTCTTTGCTTGTTGTAAGTGGTTGTGCATTTTTAACAAATTATCATAGTGTTCTTTGTTATCATCTATGTGGTTGATATGCATTTTAAATTCTGTATCTTTACGACCTTGGGCAACAGGAGTTTTTAATTTACTTATTGCTTTTTTATAATGATTGGCAATGTGTTTTTTTAAACCATCCGATGAAGGAATTTCACCTGTTCTAACTGTATGATTTATATATGTTGATAAGTGTCCACCTTCTCCGCGATGAAGTTCTGTAGCCTTATACATCTCTTTCTTGTGTTCATCATGAATCTTTTTGGCGGCATTCATGTGGTTATTAAATTCTGTTTGATCCTGTTCTGAATAGTGTACTTGTTTTGTATCATGATTTGGTGATTTTTGCCAAACATCAGGATGTTGTGTGAAATTGTGCAGATCTGGATGTGAATCAGCGGTCATTGTTTTGATATCATTACCGTGATATTGTGTGTGAGTAACAATACCAATTTTAGACTTTTTAAGTTTCTCTGCTTCATCACCTTTGGCTTTATATGTAATGGTATTAGGTGTAAAGGATACCGAGCCATTCTTATTATGTTTTAAATCAGTACCAGAGTGCATTAAATCACCTTGATATACACCTGTTTTAGGTGCTACTTTCTTAAGGTGATTAAGGGCTGCATGGAGTTTTTCCATAAGGCCTGGAGCGTGGCCATGATTCTTCTCAATGTCTTTATGTGTATAGTTTAACTTAGGATTCTTATTAAAAGCAGACTTAGATGCAACAAAGAATTTACCTGTTTCTGGATGATGACCAAATACAACTGCCGGAGAACCGTCATATTTCATAGTCAATGCGGAACTGTTTCCACCAGACTTAATATGATTGTGTGCTTGCATTAAAGCATTATGTGTGTGTACAAAACCCTTAGCACCATGGATTAAAGGACGATCCTCAGCATGATGAATATGCTTAAGTTTACCGTCAGTTTCCTCGGTTTCTTCTTTCAGAAAATATAAAAACGATTTCATTGATGCCCTTACAGAGTTCCAACACACTATGGTTGTAAATCTATTTATACAACAAAATCTTTCAAATATCGTTTAGGTTTAAAAACACATCGTTGGGATTGTTTCTGATTGCCTTGATTCTTTGTTTAATTTCTTTAAAGAAGTTCCAGGCTAAAGGTACAAAAACAACAAAAACATCAGGATTGAGGTTCTTTATATCATCGGAGCTTACAATAGGAATAGATGATCCTGGAGTGAACATGCCTTGCTTCAGTTTATTATCATCAACAATAAAGTCCATCCGAATCTTTGAGAAATTGAGAAATGTGTTTCCTTTAGCAGGAGCACCGTAACCGACAATTATGGCACCATTCTTTTTCATAGAATCAATGTAATTTTTGCTCTTTTCCACCGATTTGAGACAAGTTTCGGAATATTCTTGATATGTTACATCATTATACAGTCCAGATACAGTTTCCATAGCAATTAGATTATCAATAGTATATGGTGCTTCACGATCTGCTGATATAATGAACACATAACTTATACCATGAATTGGCGTCTTAACCACATCAATCAAATTTAGTCCAGCGCGGTTACATAACATTTTCATTGATTTAATGTTATAAAATGAAATATGTTCATGGTAAATGGTATCAAATTCATTGTGTGTGATCATATTAGACTGAGATGTTTGAATAAAAATCAATCCGTTGGGATTTAAGTTATTCTTACTGTTCAATAGAAATTCCAATGGATTCTGATTATGTGCAAATGAATTCTGGGATATAATCAGATCCACTTTTTGTTTATAATTATCATCAAAATAACCACAACAGACATTATGATTCTCCGAAGATAATGGATAAAGATTCACAGCAGGATCAACGCCATATGTATCTAATCCCATGGACTTAAAAACATTGAGTTGACTACCATCATTACACCCAATATCCAATACTGATTTTGGATCGCCATGTTTTTCACGACAGAATGGACCAAACCAGTCCATATAATCCAAATATGTTTTTGTTGTACCGGAAACATAAAGATAATCTTTATACATCAAATCAGGATCAACCATATGCGTCAATTGAACATGATGGCAATTTTTACACACATTAATTGCCAAAGGATAAGATTCTTCGGCGGCATACTTGCCTTTCTTATATGAATTAGCCAGTGGTTGTGTATTTAAATCAAGAACAGGCATTAAATTATCTGAACCGCATGCTAAACAATTATCAATTTTTTGGATTGGTTGGGAAAACACGTTTATACTCCTTTTTTTCATCTTTCAATAAAACAACCATACTATCATAGAAATGAATAGAGGTCAATGTTTCATACATTTCAATTTTATTTGGATTAATATCTCCTCTACCATAACCCGACCAATTTAAATGTAATATATCAATTAAATCCTTACAATATTCAATAAAATTATCTTTATTTTGTATTCCACATCCTGTACCGCTATCTGTAAAATAACTAGAATGAGTATCTTCACATATATAGACTCCACCAACAGAAATGTGCGGAAAAACTTTCTCTAATGTTATTTTTTGGTCGTGCATAGAATGTGATCCGTCATCAACGAATAAATCAATTTTTGGATATTTTTCTAAAAATTCATCCCAAAATTCTGGAGAACCTTGATCACCCAATAAAACTTTTGTGTTTTTGCCATATTGTTTTTGGTGATCTAATACGGAAGGATCAATATCAATTCCAATAATAGTTGATGATCCACCAAAATATTTCTCCCACATCAATAATGATCCACCCTTTTGAACACCTACTTCAACAAAAACGGGAGAACTATTGATAAATTTAGAAAAGTATGTTTCGTATACATTAAAATATGGTTCCCATTTATCGGAACTTAATTCTACATTATCGAATATTTGTTTAAGATTTTTCATATATTTTTCTTTCATATGTTTCAGCATAAAGTCCTGGATTAGGAGAACATAATCTATCAGGAGGACTATGTAAATTAAAAATATTTTTTGCTTCATGTAGAGGCCAGAATTCAGGCAACATTCTATCCAACCAATAAGGAGGCTTAGATGTTCTCCACCATTCTGAGTCCGAAGGATCATCAAGTGTTTTCATATAATCACTACGAAACCAAAAGAAATTGCCGGAATAATGTGGAACAGGATGATTATTATAATTGCATCCCGCTACTTCATTTCCTGCATCTAAAGCATTTACACAATCTTTCCATCTCTCAATGCAACCCCACTCCAAGAATTTTTTCCAATAGAAGTAATTTTTAAATTTTGGTATATTATCTCCGTTTTTAAACCAATTAGGAAAGGCTGTTGCTCCCTTTGCGTGGTAATATAAACCATAAAAATCTTGGGTATGTGAATCATCCCAAAATCTTTTCATTGTAGGAACTTCAAACACAAAATCTTTTTGTCCTTCTTTTCCCGTATAACTAATATTACCTTTATAATGAGTAAAGAGTTTTAATTCCTCACTAGTAATCCCATATGGTATCTTATATGTTTCTATTTTTGGATATAAGGAAGAAATCTCATCATATAATTTAAACTGTTTATCATTTCCTAAAACGGTTATAGAAACAATTTCTGTTGCATCAAGCAATCCAAAATCTTCAAGTTGTTTCATTTGATCCAAGAACATGAATATCCAGGAAGCATCATCATTCAAGAACATATGATTATATAATCTAATTTTCATTTATATACCTTCATAATAATTTTTAAAATTATGTATCATATCATAATTCTTTTTTAATTCATTTAAATCTGCATTAGGATTCTCTGGAAAAATATTATATAATCTAGGATTGACTGTATATGGTTTTCCTGCTACGAAATAAAATAATTGAATAAAGTAATCATTCCAACCCATCTGAGGGTGTTTTGCATGGAGTTCATCAAAATACTTGTCCAAGAACAACATTACTTTATAAAAGTTTTCTATGAATGTTGATGTTTTAATAATAACACCGGCACCAGCACCATAATAAGGATGATTGGGTTTTACTCCAGAAACTTCAATTATAACACTTTGAACATCGTCTGTAAAATAACTAAAATCATTATGTCCGTTTTGTGCCAATACACCATTAATATATCGAGTATCATATGCAGCAATTTCCCAATTCTCATTAAACTGAATTTCATTAAGACATATCACATCATCTTCGGAAACAACAAAATGAGAAGTATTTAATGTAATTGCGGCTAGAAACATTCTCCTGAAGAACTCTTTTACATTACTCCTATTGTGCCCCCAATGTTGCGAAGGATAACCTATATTCATCTGTGAATGATAATATTCCACATTATGTTTCTTACATACTTCATATTGATCCTGCCCGCCACCATCACACGCTAAAAAATATGGTGCATGAGGATGATACTTTCTAAATGATGATATAGAAGCATCTAGTGCGGCTTTGTTATTATAGTTCCAATGATATATCCCTAGAGTTTTCACATTTCCAGCCAGCGTTTATTTTTAAGCGACCAATCAACAACTTGATTTATTCTTTCTTCTAATGAAACCTTAGGTTCCCATCCCAATGAACGCATATAATTACCATCAAGAGCATAACGTAAATCATGGCCAGGCCTGGATGAATGAAAATCAACCATTTCATAATCTAATTCCTTATTTTGTGCTGATGCAATCATTTTAGCCAAAGTAAGATTATCAATTTCTTCCTTACCCACAATATTGAATTTAGGACACTTGGCATTGCCATAATCCGGCTCATTTACAATGGGTGTAGTTAAAAGGAAGTATAATGCATCAGCAACATCAGATGCATGAACATAGAATCTACTTCCCGCTTGCGTTTTTGCTGGATTTGAATGGATGATAATCTTCTCATCATTATAAATCTTCCGAATACTTGCTGGAATAAATTTTTCAATCGTCTGTCTTTCACCAAATACATTCATCGTGTGTGTTATGTACATCGGTAATTTATATGTATTTTCATAACCAACGCATAATTCTTCGGCGGATGCTTTTGATGCTGAATAAGGATTAGTAGAATTGTACCGATCTCTTTCTTTATATGCAACTCCGGGAGGAGCAACACCAAATATTTCATCCGTACCGAAATAAAGAATTCTATCCAGACAATCTAATTTACGAGCATATTCTAAAAGATTTGCTGTACCAATAATATTATCATAAATGAATCCTAGGGGTTCACTAATCGAACGATCAACATGTGATGATGCTGCCAAATGTAGAATCGTATCGGGCTTACCAATAAAGTTCATTGTTAATGGATTTAATTCTGCCTTTAGATCATGATAAACAATTTTCAATCGTTTTCGTTCTGTTGGATTATATTGTTCCATAACTTCAGATAATCGATTAAGATTACCAGAATAATCTAATCTATCCAAACTAATTATTTCCCAATCTGTTGTTTTCATGAACAAATCAATAACATGATGGGCAATAAAGCCAGCACCTCCGGTAATCAATACTTTTTTCGTCATAATTTTATCCTTACCAAGTAGTTCCTTCAAAATCCAACCAATATGTTTTCAGATTACCTTTACCATTTAAATAATGGAACGGCAGAGCATGTATCAATGATCTACTAGAGTAGTAGTATAACAGGTTTTTAGGGCCATTGTCAAGCGATCCTGCAAAATGAGATGACCAAGTGTCTCCTCCAACAAATACTTCAGTTTCCATTATATGATGAATATTATCTAGAAAATCTGTACTTGATTTCCAATCTGGTATATCAAAAGGTTTATTGGAACATATAATTTTTTCGTAGTCTTTATATTCATCCTTATTGAAACTATCTAATATACTTATGAACACATGGCTTGGCCAATTCCTATATGTGTTATAAGGAGCATCAAATAATGGAAATACCACAATCTTCTTTTTCTTTTCTTTTGTATTATGTATCTTAACTAAATCACCCGATATATCACGGAAATCAAAAAGATTAATTCTACGAGAAGGTAAATCACAATCACCTGGAGTAGGAGAAAAGTAATCTGTATTTTTTAATAAAAAATTATAAAATATCTGGCAATAATCTGATTGTTTTACTGCATCTGATTCCAAATAGAACTGTGTAGTAATATCGGTCTTTCTCATATGTTCAACCACATTAGCCACACCAATTAAATCACCTGCTCTTAATTGACCACCAAAGGCACCTACTTTAATATTGTATATCATTTCTTTAATTCACCCACAATCATGAAGGAATCATTCATATCTCTATCCGAATGAAAAATATTACAATAACATGAATTAATCATATATTCGCGGATCAATTCAGTACTTAATGCATGTAGATGTTTCCTATTATTCCAAGGTCTCCAATATTCTTGACTATAATGAGGAAGATATAGAAATAATATACCACCTGGTTGTAATTTAGATGTCCAATAATCCAGTGCTTCAATCCAATTAGGAAGATGCTCTAAACAATGACTCGAATATATGTAATTTACCAATTTATCGGGCAAATTATATGCATCGTATCCATTATTAAAAGTTAAGTCGATAGGTATAGCACCAGGAAATGCCCAATCAAGTCTGTTGCATCCTATATCATATCCAATGCCGGTACACATGTGCTTGGCAAAAGGAATAGCAAATTGAGAAGCATTACCTTCTGCTTGAAAATGTGGATAATATTTATTGTTGTATTTAATAGTTTTCATAATAAAGTGTTCAACTCATTAGCATGAATCAATTTAGTTTTACGATTAAGATAGAAATGCTTCTCAAAAATTGTATTGATATCTTTTCCATTATCCCAATCAATATTGTCACCCTTTCTGAATTCTGGCTTCCAATCTTCTGCTTTCCATACAACATACGATTCAACATTTAATAAATCAGCAAGAATAGAAACACCCGTCAAATTTGTAATAAAAGGTTTTTTTAAATTCTTTATAATATAAGCATTAGTTAATATATCATTATCATAATCTATGAATGTGAAATTACTCAAATGAGAAAGGACATTTGTTTCGCGCCGGGCATCTATATCACCGACACTCCATCTATCACCAACATAATAAGTATCTTTAATATCAATATCTAATTCCGGAACTTTAATAATGAAATCATCATCAACATCAAATTCTAATCTATAATTATCTTTCATAAAATTCTCATAACGACACGTTTCAATAGGTCTATTTGGATTATTTTTATCTTCTCGGGTCCATGAACTTATAATCTTAATACCGTGACTGAAAATAGTATCTGAATACTCAACAGAATTAAATAAATCCTGATACATTAGAAATTCTCTAAATCCCTTAAATTTTCTTGTTTCGGATCTAATAATTAAATCAATCTTCTCATCGGTACTTTTAACTATTCCAGACAATACAGGAATGGCATTTAAAAAGTCACCGAGATTTGATGTGGAGATAAGATTAAGTTTCATTGAAGTTCCTAAAAATAACAAACCAATCAGTTTGTGAAACAGAATGAAGTTCAAATAATTTTGGATCTTCTAAGTAAGCCATCAATAATAATGTCTGGTCATCATCAATTAAATTTTGGCCAATCAATTTATTAAAACTTTTTTTCATCAATTTTTCTAATGTAGGCCACTTATTTCTGCCACCAACAATACATGGACCTGTAATATGAACATCGTTGTTTGCTATAATTTGTTCAATAGATGTTCCAGTATAATCTTTAATTTTAAAAAAGTGTATCTTATCTTTATCGAAATTATACTTCCATGTTTTAACATTATTGAGGATAGATTCACTTCTACAGTATCCAAAATCTAACCAGGCAACAAGTTCGCCAGAAACTAAACCAGAATCAATGGAACGATTCACAAAATAAGATTTTAGATAATTTACAAGAACATATTCGGGCGACCAATACTCAGGATTCTTTTGTTGTGATGGATTAATTTTGCTTTGATATTCTGGATTTTTCTGTACTTTTGATATCAATTCCAATTCTCGTTTAAATATGTCGAGAAAGGGAAATATAATAACTTTTGTGGGGCCTTTATCTTTTCTATATTCAAATATTTTTGGAGCCAAATCGTTTGTGGTAAAAATTACAATTTCATTTTCTAGTTTAGATAAATGACTAAATCTTTCTAAGTATGTGTCGTTACTTCTTTGTAGATAATGAGGAAGGCCTTTATCTGGTGTCCAATTACCACGCCCAATATCAAAAAATGCTGTTACAATTGAAATCTCACTCATATTTTTTTCGCTATAATAGTTAATATATTGGGTAAATAAGAAACGGGTTTTCTAATCACATCTTCTCCATTACAAACATGAATAGGTAAGAAGTGAGATTTTCTTAATAATTCGATCAATCCATGCACATCAAAATGGTGAAAGTGTTCATTCTCTTTTCTATGTTTCCATGTTCTAAACCATTCCATGCCCATGTTTTCATGAAACCAGGGTAATGAAATTATAACATAATTAGTATTTAATCCACTCAAAAAAGGAGATAAATTTTTTATAGGTATATGTTCTAATGAATCAAAGAATGTGATTACATCAACATTAACATTTTGAATATTCTTAACAAATTTTACATTTTCGGGCAAAGGATAATTAGAAATATCATGTCCATAACAATCATGATTTTTTTCTCGACAATATTTTAAAAAAGCACCATCGCCATATCCGAAATCACATACGCTTTTAAAATCAACATACTTCGATAATAGATCATAACGGAGTTTCGACATCGAATCGTCCATTGTTGTATAATATTGCATATACTTGTTATCGTACTCCATTATCTTTCCTGTTGGTTTTTGGTACCAATGACCAGGATCAACTACTTCATAATTTTCGTTCATATTGTCCTAAACGTAATATATTGTGAATCATCTTCTTGACCATATCTTAGTTGGACATTCTTTTTTAATTCAGGAACACGATCCCATTGATGTACGATTGGAAAAGGTTTACCATCATTATTCAATACGATTCCATCTTTCACTGTAGGTTCACTAAACAATAAATTTGGTCTGAACTGTTCAATCTTTGATGGATCCATAACAGTACCTAATTCACATGCCCAAGAAGATGATTTATACACAACATCTTTGAATGGTTGTGTGTTAACTAATACATTGAACACTGCTTGATCGACAATGGGAATAGGTCTATTAATCCCATTAGTGAAAATATGAAATACCATATCTTTTACATATTCTGATATACCGCCAAAAGTTCCAACATTAAAGATTTCATTCTCTTTAAATTCATTATGGACATATTGACCATATGCTTGAAAAAGATTATCATTACCCCAAGGTTCATCTTTATATTTAAGTCCTTCAGATGCTATAATAAGTCCACCCCAGAAGGCCAAATTGCCAAAAACAGAATCTATAAAATGAAAAGGATTAGTTTGAAAATAAACATCTTTAACATCTGTGGTAACAACATACCGATATGATTTCCAATTCTTCTGGAGATACTCATAGATGGATAAGAATCGTAACACATGAATTGGAATATTGGGCACTTGTAACATAGGAACAACAATAACACCTTGTTCTTGTAACCATGTCACCGTCTCTTGGGTTGCATTACCCATCACCAGAACAACATCAGTATCATCTGATACTTCTTTTGCGGAGATCACCCATGGTTTAAGTTGATTAATACCATAATTTGTGAAACCACCGATAATTAAATCTTTTGCCATGGCAATACTCCATTATATTTTTGATTCATTATTTTATTACCTTCTTCAAAGAATTCTTTTTTAACAGAACCCATATTACCATCAACACGATAGTTTACTGTATATTCACCCGTACAATAGAATTTCGGGAAGTGGTGTGATATTGTTTGTAAAAATACCCTGTCCTGACCCCATCCTCCATGCCATGTTGATGCTAATTTAATAGCAATCTGTGTGGGAATACAGTATGTATTGGTATCTACATGATTATAATTCTGAAAACATTGCCATTTACCCAACGACTCACAATCATCATTACAAAGAAAGTTTCCATTCTTATCACATATTTTTCTGAGAGAATAACACCATTCTATCTTATTATTTGTAATCTTATCAATACATGATTGCACATGATTAGACTCAAACCAATTATCTTGATCTAAGTATAAAACAAAGTCGGTGTTGATTAGATGAGTGAAGGAAGCATATACGCGGTGACCATAAAAACCGTTCTTACCTACATTCTGAGGTAGAAAACAGATGTCTATATGTTGATTGTTTTTAAATTCTTTGAGTATTTCTGCTGTCTTATCAAAATTTTCTTGGCCATCCACTACAACATAACATCGGGCATTGTGTGTTTGTTTTAAAACAGATTCAATTGCATTTCGAACTTCAGGAGCACCTGTAGTTGGTATAATAACTGTAGCGTTCATAATCAATCTCTTGTTAGTTTCAGTATTTTCTCAATTTGTTTTTCAATAAGATTTTTTCTATTTGGCCAGTATATATATTCTTTATCTCCGGTCGAATGTAACTTAGTGAGAAAAGGAATAATTATTTTTTCCAATTCTTGTAACCGTTCTTTATAATCTTCTACACTAGCAGTAGATTTATTGATTACAGAATTATATTCTTCTTCTGATACGGCAGAGAAACCAAAATCATCGGTGTTTTCATACTGCTTTGCAAGTTTATCAAAATCAACGAGTGCCATTTATAAATCCAATTCTTCTACCATTAATTCAATTTCAATTAAAGGTACTTTTCTATATTTAAATTTTAATAGTTCTTTAATTAATTTAAGTTTTTCTTTTTCGGATAAGATTTGAGCTTTTTCAAATTCATAATCAATTATTTTTTTAACAATTTCTATCATAATATTTACCTAATAATTTGAATGTCTTTACCTGAAGTCCAGATTTCTAATTCTGTCCTTAATCTACCCTCAGATTTGAGAGTTTCGTATCTATTTATAGCTTTACTCCGCCACCATTCAATGATATTACTTAATTCATGTTTCTCGTAATTAGCACCAGGAATCAAGTTATCGGTTTTACAATTTATATAATCAACGGAGTTATTATACCCAAAATCTGATGTATAATATCTTTTCTTTTCTGTCAACTTTTTAGCGTTATCAATCGTTGAATTAATATCATATTTTAAAACCATCAAAAGATTTTTTCTCTTGTTTAATTTTATTGTGAGCACCAAGGCCTTGATGACCAGCATCAGCAATACCTGTTTGAGCAGACTGCTCTACATCATATAATCGCATCTTGGACCTATCCACACCAATCGTAAATCGTTTAAAATGTGTTGGATCAGAATACCTATTTTTCAACTGTTTTACCATCATTTGCCCTAGTTCTTCAAGTTCTTCCGAGTTTATTAGAGCAAACATCAAGTCTGCGGTGGCGGGAAGTCCGAACGATTCACTCGTATCTTCCAGGCCAGGATCCGATGATGTAAATCCACTTCTCGTTGTTTGAGTGGCACTAACAATAGGCACATTATGTTCAACAGCCAATCCTCTAAGTTCTTCAGCAATTGCTTTAACATAGGTATAGGAATTAACATTAGCACCAGCTTTAACCCGTGAAGAACAACAAATATTAAGATAATCAATAAAGATAATATCTGGGATAAAATTACGCTTAAGGTTAAGTTCGTTAAGTAGAGTCCTAAAATGAGTAGCCGATGCAGATGCCGTAGGATACTCTTTAATAATAAGTTTACCCGTAGTCTTTTCACGAACCCTCGTGACCTTCTTATCATACATATCCTTAGGAAGTTCCAGTAAATCATCTATAGTAACATTAAGTAGATTTGCATCAATTCTCTCAGCAATCTTTTCTTCTGCCATTTCGAGTGTTATATATAAAACATTTCTTCCTTGTACCATAGCACCAGCAGCAACATGGCACATAAACAAGGATTTTCCTACACCAGTATTATGTGAAGAAACTCCTTCGGTATAATATCTATGGTTCTTATGCTCTACCTGTATATCAACAATAGGAATTTTATTTTCCGTTTTTATAACGGAACACTCTTCCCATCCATCAGCAGTCAGCACCTTTGCGTCAGATATATTCACCATTGCTGCGGATTTTTTCCATCCGAAAGGGGTTTCAAATAAATGGTCAGAGTTACACCTAACTGTTTTTCCGCTAGATGTACTTAGAACGTATTCTGGCCAGTCTCCTTTATCAACAAATGCTGATACGGGAACAAATCCGTCCGGAGATTCAACTTCAACAGAATAACCATTATTTAATAATACTTCTATTTCAGAAATATTTACAACTTTTTCTTCAAATAAACTCATTTTAATACCTCAAACTGGCAGTATGTTTCCAATACCTAATTTTAACTTTAGTTTCTGGATGAACACAACCAGCCAAAGCGATATTAAGTGTTTTATTGGGAAGGCCACCTTTAGTGATCTTATTAAAGTATTCCAAATCAAAAGGAATCTTTTCTTCTTTCCGATGATAGAATTCATATCGACTATCAGAATCCTGGAGATAATCATGTCCCACAGAATTATCAAAACTTACAGATAAAGCGTCCGATAATATTTTGGGAATCGCACCTTTCTCATGGTCTTTGTCCTTACCGTCCAGTATTGAAATAGACCCCAATACTGCATTATAAATCGCTTTCTCTTGGCAGAATCTTTCGGTTTTGTCAATAAGCCATTGAATCTCGGAACTTGTTTCTTTATTAGATTCAATTTCTTGTAAATAAGTTTCACATTTCTGTACTTCGTCATTTGTAAGATTATTTTTTTCTTTGACGGCAATACTAAGCGCCTCAATCGTGGGTGTTGAATTGTAAGTATTCGTGAAGGATTGTATTTCATTAAATAGTGTTTTCTCATGCCTTTCGGTAAAGTAATCCGTTTTTATAAATGGTAATACTTTTCTAAGATAATCCTCGTTGTAAATCAGATTCTTCAATATGGTCTGCTCTAGTTTCATCATCAATATCCTGTTCTATATTTGAACTCATAATTTCCACTAATAAATTACCAATATAGTTTTTAAAATCTTCGTTTTTTTCTAACTTTTTTGGTTTATCTACAGAGGATTGTATCACATCATAATTGAATAGTAAATAACACTGTTCATTTTTTTCTTCAAACTTTACCTTACCATATCTGAATGTGGTATCTTTATATGGTCCTTCTAAGAGTTTAATATCTACTGACTTGTTACTATCTTTAGGATAGATGTAACAATAATGCTCGCCCTCAATCATCATGCACCCCCATAATATTTTCTGTTGATACGGAATACTTATCTGAAACGAACTTGGTAAAAGATTCTTGATTTAGAATTGGAGTCCAGAATTCTTTTGTATCAGTATCTTTAATCCGATATTTCTTATTTTCAATCTCACCAGTTTCTTTATCTACTTTTGAGTACCATCCATTAGTAGGTTTAATAACATGTCCGGACTCTAGAGCGAGGTCAAGTAAACCAGACCACCTGCTAATACCACCATCAAAAGATACGGTAACAGGTATTTTGGATTTCTCACGAACATACCTACTCTTTTCAATATTAATAATAAAATTATAGCCGACAATTTCTGTTCCCTCTTTTTCTTGTTGCCTACCAATAATGAAAATATTATCTGCGGAATAATAACTTCCTGAGTTATGGCTCATTACTCCATTTTCCAGCACATAATATTGTTCATCATAATCATCAGATTTAATAGAAATATCATACACGGGTTTACTACCTACCGTTTTTACACTAACTATTTTCATTTAGTTTCACCTTTATTTTGTTTGCAATTATCATTATGCCAACGACTGATATTGCCAGCAACACTCTCTTTACCACAATGAACACAAATATCCCTGCGTTGGCTTATTGATGCTGGATTTTTCCACAAGTTACTATCAAAATTCAATTTCTCGGTCCTACAGATACGATTTTCGCATCCATACCAGAAACTAAATCCTTTGCCTCTATCCATATATCACCGATAAAAAATTTGTGTGTATCTGAACATACAACTTTGTATCCATCTTCAAATTCAACCTCAAAACATTCAGGATAACCATGGTAGAGTGTTTCTGGATTCCATGTATGTCTAACCTCAATTTGGCCAGATTTATGGACAACTTGGTCGCCGATCCTGAAGTTCTGAATTTCAGTCAATCCATCAGGTGTTTGAATCTTGGTGCCCTCAACAACACAACCGCCTCCAACGATGGCTTTAGGAAACATACCTATTTCCATGTAAACATGATTTACTACAACCATTGGAATATCTTTGAGATTTAAATGTGGAGTAACCATTCTAAACAATGATTTGATTTGTTTTGCTCTGGACATATCACCAACAGACTTTTGATCAAGTGCATCATCTACTTCTTTTTTTGATGCCAGATTACCGATCGAATCAACAATAATAATTAAATGTTCTCCGCGAGCCAAATCTTGGAGTTGTTTCATAATATCAAACTTCAATTGCTCAATATCGGTAATAGGTGTATGAAGAACACGATCAGTATCAATACCAAATGAATCAAAATATGATTGCGGTGAACCAAATTCAGTATCATAGAATAACAAAGCGGCATCATCATACTTGTCCAAATATGCTTTTGCCATCATTAATGAAAATGCTGTCTTAAAATGTTTTGACGGACCTGCAAACATTGTTAAACCGGGTGTTAAACCGCCATCGAATCGACCAGATAATGCCACATTTAATATAGGAATTGAAGTCTGAATCATATCCTTTTCGGTAAAGAATTTTGATTGCGACAGAATAGCAGAATCTTTAATCGTTGTGTTCTTTTTAATCTTATCAAGTATGCTCATAAATTACCTTTTTATTTTTTCATTAAATCATCAAGGGTAATGATTTCTTCACTGTATATTCCTGGGCCGTGAGAAATTATTCTTTTCTTTATCTCTTTCGGTAAATCACCTTCTGGCATTGTTGCTATATCATTTTTATTGATTTGTACAGATTCAGATTTTTCCAAAACTATTGGTTCGTCAATCTTACTATTTGTTACTATATCATCATTATTAATGAGATTTTTTTTAATATTCGATATTTTTTCAGATTCATTTTCATGTTGCCTTAACGATATATTCGCAGATATTAATAGTAACACAGCCAAGGGGTCAAATACAACCATAATTAACATGATTACCAGTCTAACTGCTTTATCTATACCATCATCAACATCACCATAGATTAATTGTGCAACATACTTAATCGGACCAACATCAACGGTAAGTTTATTTTCTTCTTTTAATAACGGTAACTTCTTTTTACTAATATCATTTAATTCTTTTTGTGTAGTTTGTATTTGTCTATCTAATTTATCAGATGCTATTGCAGGATCTTTTGCACGAGCCAAGAGATAATCCAAGCGATTCTGGATCATTTTCTCTTGTTGTGTTAATGACTTAACTTCAATACTATTTGCACCATAATCTAAGGTGGAATCTATGTGTGCTTTTGAAAGTCCGCCAAAAATTCCTAAAGATGTTATCGACATTAATAATGTAATTGAAATAATAAAATATGTTTTGAGTATTATGGGTGTAATTTTCCAATTCCGATACAGCCAAGACGCTGCCGTCAATTTAGCCAATTCTAGAGTGGATCCCATAATAATAATTGGCCAAAAAGAACCAGAAAATATAGCAGTTAATCCTATTACAGAATAAAAGGCACTAACAGAAGATAATAATATAGCAACAAAAAAAACAAAAATATTAAATATCATTTTTGTTATCCAATAATTTGTAAATATATGTTTGTGTTATCATCCAAAAAATGTATCCAGTGTACTCATCTTTTCTATTTTCCATCCCATACAATCTAAAATTATCTTAATAGGATCTATGAACGCTTTAGAGAACTGCATATCATAGTCAATATATTCTTGTAATTTAAATTCTTTTGGTAGACGAGATGGATATGATATTACATTATTTTTCAAATGATTGGGCATCTTCAAGTAAGTAAACTTGATTTTCTCGCCTTCTTGTATGAGTGGATATTTTTTAGTGAGTTTATTGTCTTTTAAAAATTGATTGTAAAGTATAGCACCCCTAACATGAATTGGTGTTCCCAACTTAAATAGGGTAGCAGCATCAGAGTATTTATTCAATCCGTTGAGTCCTCGAGGTGAAGAAATCTCTTCCGCGGGCAACTTACTAAATTCTTCTTTAAAATCAACAATAAACTTATGTATATCATCTTCAGTTCCAGATAACATTAACTTAATAGCTTCCGACATCTTAACTCGAATTGCTTGAGGAGTAGAAGATTTGATCATTTCCAAACCCATTACTTTCATGTGTGGTTCGTTATATGTAATACCCTCATTGTTGTACACATTAAGAATATAACGCTTCTTAGCAGTCCAGATACCTTTGTCTGCCAATGCTTCTCGTTTCATCCGCATCTTCTGGTCATAAGCATGAACATAGTCAGCCAATTCTTGAAATGATTTATCGATATATGGTTTAATTTTATCTTCACACACTTTGTCCATGAATTCGATTATTTTATTAGGATTCATTATAACAGAAACATCATCACTATAAATTTTCTTAACTAAATCACCAAGTCTTAAATAAATTGAATCTGTGTCCGAAGCAATAACATAATCTGCATCAGTTCCTAATAACTTATTCATGTATTCATTAATCTTAGCCTCAATCCAACGAATAGAGAACTGACCAGACAATGTAACAGCAAGTGCCATTCTTAAATCATAGAATCTAAAATATGGGGAGCCAAGTGCGCCGTAAGCGGAGTTAAAGTGACACCTTTTTCGCAAGTTGCAAATTATCATATTTCGCAACTCTCCTTTCCAGTTCATGTTTATAATCAATCAATTCTGAATCAGACATATCTTTTAATAATTTCAAAACATTCACCTTTATTTTTTAATTTTATTATCGGTAACTTTTACAATCCTCTTTTTTCAAGTTCCGTTAAAACATTTTCATAATCTTGTTTTGCTTGAAGCATTAAATTCTTAAATTTCTTCCGATCTTGGTACATCTCTTCCATCATCTTGGGCAGAAATCCTTGATGATCTGTTCTAAAAAATTGGCCGTTAGGTGTGATTGTTGCATTTACTAATTTGGAGGTATCAACTTCTTTTTTTAACATCTTATCAACAGAAATTCCAGAAGAAAGAATATCAAGCATTTCTTGCGTATAATTTTCTGGTTGGATTAATGTTTCTGGACTTACATTGTACTGCATCAGGAGATGAGGATAGAGAGAATCCAAATCGAAAGAAGCAACCCAATCATGTTTACCTACTTGAGGACTTTTAACATATGCACCTTCAAAAGAAGCATCTTTATCTTTAGTGATCTTAGGTGGTACAATGATATTTCGTTCTAACAGATAAGAGTATGTTAATGCATCCCACATTCTAGTTTGAGCAAATACATCATCATAATTAGATTTAGTATCATAGGCTAAAGTAATTGCTAATTCCAATAACTTCAACTTATCTTCCAATTTTATAATGAGTTCCACATCTTTTATGTTATATTCCAAAAATTTTTGAAAGTTCAATCGATATAATTCATTCAGTGTATCATATTCTTCAAACGATAATTTACTTTCACCGAGTTCAACATTGGCAATAGAATTTAACTTATATGATTCTTGTGATTTACCTGATGGAGCATACCATTTGTATAGTTCAATATAATCAAGTGATGATACACCTAGAATATCATATGCTAGTAACTGTCTACCAGATACAAATGCTTGGCGTTCGGAAATATGACCCCAAGGAGATAATTTTTTTGCTTCATCTTCACCTAGAATTTTTTTAAATCGGTTTATGATATAAGGAACATCAAAGAATTTTGTATTCCATCCAGTAAGAATATCAGGACACTTGGCTTTCCATAGTTCCATGAATTTTTTACACAAAGTATATTCATCTTTACACTTTACATATAATTCTTTATTCTGAACTTGGTAATCACCGCATCCAAAAGCATAAGTATCGCCATTGAGATATGTAATAGTAATTGCTGTGATGGGCTCATTAGCATCATAAGGATTTGGAAATCCATTTTCCGAACTAACCTCAATATCAATTACACCAATCAAAATCTTATCTTGGTCCCATTCTACCATACCTTGATGTTGATCAGCAATATAAGCATATTCAAACCTGTTATTTCCATATATCTTATGGGAATTATCAACATCTTTAAATTGCTTGATGTAATCACGGGCTTCACTGATGTCACCAAAGACTTTCCGGTCTAGGTATATACCATCGAGTGAAGTAAAGTTGGTTACATTCTTAGATGGCACAAAGAGAGAAGGTGAATAATTTATTCTTGCCTTAACCCTCTTGCCATCTATTACGCCTCGGTAAAGAATATTATTACCAAGGCACTGGACTGATGTATAGAAGCCCATTAACCGGTGATGATTTGTTTTTTAGGGGGAACAATCAATCCTGTTCCAAAGATAGAATTGTAATTGGTGATAAAATCTTCGGCTGGTACATAATTATATACCACAATTTTCTTAGATAATACAATGGTAGATCCACTTTTTTGTTCAGCATGGATAGGAAAAGGTGCGAAGCCAACTTGTGGTTGTCCAGTTTTTGGATCACGGACAACAGCAATGCCAACTGGATTAACAAGAACAAATTCGGTTTCGGATTCAGTTTCGATTTCGGCAAGAACTTCTTCACCTGTAATTAATTTAAACGCTAGAATTTTCATAAGGACCTCATAATTTTAGATGGAGCGGGAGGCGAGAGTTGAACTCGTCTATTTCTGCTTGGAAGGCAGACGTGTAACCAAAAACACTTCACCCGCATCGAATAGTAATTATACATTAATGAGATGAAAAAGTCAAGCATGGTTGCGAAGGATGGAATTGCACCATCGACCTCTGGATTATGAGTCCAGCGTTCTGCTCCTGAACTACTCCGCATTATTATATATGCATAAATATTAACTAGTATCCATTTAATACCAAAAGAGGCTTAATTAATGAAAAAAATTCTTAGTATTATATCTCTGATGTTTATTACCATATCATCTTTTGCAGGAGATTTGGTTGCTATAGGTAAACATATGACACCTAAAGAAGTGAATACTGTTTGTGCTACAGTATATATTGGTGGTAACAATGATCCTAAAGAGGTCATGGAATCAATATTTGCTTGGTGTTCTTTTAGAGTACAGGATACTTGTATATTCTTATATCGTGATAATGATATCAAAGGTAAACAGGCTGCGGTTCAGGCTTGTTCTAAATTAGATGGTACCACTATTTCCGAAGAGGGTGCTGAAAAATTAGCAGCTACTCTTAATCAGATGAATATTCCTATTAACGAAGAACAGGCCCGTGCTAGTAGGGGCGAAATAGTTAAATTCCAAGGGATGTAAAATGGATCCATTAACAAAAATCTTTACTATTACCGGACTATTTGTTGTATTGTTCATGGCAGTATTTGCTTACGTTATAGTCCTTCATCCAGAAATTGTTGAATTGAAGCCATCCCCATATTATACGCATTAATTAACATAATACAATGTTTTTTGTGTACGAAATGGGGTATAGTATGGATTATAATTCTTATTGCTTGTCTGGATGTTAAAAATGCGGAAGACGAGTCTGACGAGTAAATTTTTACCAGTTTAATTGATCATGTATCAACTTACGATAAACTGACGTATGATGTTGACCAAATATATCAGGAGGATCGCCTGGTGTTCCTGATACAATTATAACCCTTCCCGCAGGAGAAAAATCAAAAGACGATACTGCTTGGGGACCGATAAGAGGTTTTAATTCACTATAATTATAAAATAAACCATAACCCGAAGCAAATTTAATTGTATCAGATTCAATTACAGTAGATAATTTCTTCCTAATATTCAAATTCAATTCAGTAATATATTTAATAATTTTTGACGATAACGAACTTCCTTGTAAAGACTGACTCCAATCTTCACCCTGTTCTAATGTTGCTGGTGTCTTAGGAACAAAATCTATATCATTATTAATTACAATAGCATTATCGTACTTCTGTGTTATTCTGGCAAAATCAGCAGCAAACGAAATATTTCCTGGTTTAGGTTGAGCAAATCCATAACTCTTTAGTTTGTATTGTGTTGTTTCAAACCCAAACACAGGAGATCCTTTTTTATCGTTAATCATAGCATAATGTAAAAAGGCATGAACTAAAGATACCATGGCAGCACCTTGAGAGTGACCCGTGATGTAAACATTCAAATTTGTTGGAACTTTATCGTGTAATATTTTCAAAATGCCAAAATTTTCATCAAGCATTAATGTAAATGTGGCATGAGCAAATCCTGAATGAACAGCAGCATCGGGCGAAAATAAAGATACAAATTGTACTTTATTACTTAAGAAGTTTTGGGCAGAAACTGGATTAGTAAGAACATCTTCAATGGCAGAAGGAACAGAAGATATTACAGTACCGCGAATTGCTATTGTATATGAACCTGCATATTTACCTACACCCTGATAAAGTATCCAAGCATTTTGCCAAGGACCAAATCCATTTAAAGAGGGATCATTGGCTAGTGTATTTTTATTCCATCCTTTTGGATATTTTTTATCTGCATTTTTAATTATAATATCATACAATTTATGCCAAGGATTTTTAGAATCGGGATTATTTTTGTATGTGGCTACTTTATCAGAAACATCTGATCGAGAATCATATATCTGTATCCATTTAGTAGGATCAATATTTGAAATAGAATTGGGCATATTTCCATAATTAAGTCTATCATCTTGGTCATTCAATTCAACACACATTTCAATAAATTGTTGAGCCTCATCGTATTTGTAACCAGATAATTCAATGGAACTATCATCCTGTACATTATCTGTTGGTTTAGTTGTTCTGGTAATTTCAGTCAAGGAAGCACATCCTGTAAGAATAAAGATTAGGGAAATAAGTATATATTTTTTCATCAATTAATCTCAAAAAGTTAATATTAGTATATAGTGTTCTTCTAGTTAATTATTTGCTGATTGTCCACAAATCGTTGGCTAAATCATGACTAACAACATATTCATATGGTAATGTAAAGTATCCTTTTTGGCCCCATGCATCACCCCAAGAATTACGAACCAAAACACGATTTGTTGCGTCATCATATCCTACCATCAAAACTGCATGGCCACCAATTTTTTCATCTGATGCACTTGGCATATCAGCATTACCTGTATCTGATACAGCATCGGTCTGAAAGGAATTGTAAACTACAAAGCCAAAAACAATTGGATATCCTGAAGCCAAAACTCTTTTAATATCAATAATTCCATTATCACGAGTCACTCTAGCATATGCCGCAATTTTTCTAGATGCCGCATCATTATATGAATCGACTGTAGGCTTAACAACAAAATTATCTATACTATAAGGCCAAAATGCTTCGGCACATACTCCTGTGTTTGCTAAAACTTTTATTCCTGTACTGATTTGGGCACCACCATCATGACCAATATCACCTTCAATATCTCTTTCGTTATAATAGACAAATAATCTACTCAAATTAACAAATTGGCCATTTTGTTCATATTCGCTTAATTTATTTTCTAAGAATTCCATAGCACCAACTAAAGCATTTCCTGTACATGATCCTAATATTCCTTGGTCAGCAACAGGAGAACAGAACTTTCTTAGATCAACAGAAGATGGTATAGATTCAGGTGCAACTAGCGTGAAGTGTTGTGAGGTTTGTGCATAATGATCACGAGAATCATGAAAGTCCCGAGTCCAGTGATATTTTTTAAACATGGTAGTATTCCTTTATGGAGTATACCATTATTTAGAAAATATAGCATTTAGGAAATACTTGGACCTTCTGGGATTTTAAACTTTTGTTGTTTACACTTCACTTTTTTCCATCCTAGTGCAATAGGAACGATGGGTGATTCTGGATCACAAAGTTCCTCAAATACGTTCCATAATTTACATTTTTTAACATATCTTGTGAATAAACCAACTTCTAAAGCCATGGCTTCCAATTCCCATGGTTGAGAATAATATTCGATGGCATCATAATCTACTTTAATACCACGCCAACGAGAAAGTGTTTCATTGGTTTCATTATAAGCATATTGTTTTATATGAACCATTTCATGGGCCAATGTTCTTAGTATTTCTTTAGCACCTATGACGGAATTTAACTCAATTAAGAATTCTCTGGCTTTATTTGAATCATTATATCCTTCAATTGATGAATATCCATACACATCAAGATCAGAATTAAATTTGATTTCCAAGTAGATATTTTGGGATAATCGTTTTGTAATCAGTTCGTTAGAGTAAAAATTGGCTGCGTCCAAAACATATGGAGTGAATTTTTTACTGGGACTATTGATTACTTTGATTTCCATTTTTTGTCCTTACTTGTATCACTATTTATTCTTTTTTTACGCTTTTCTCTGGATAAATTGGGTCTTAATTCTAACTGGATTGAAATATCTGGTTATAGCATCTTTTACCACTTCCTCATCAAAATGTTTACAACTGAAGATATCCAGATATAAATCACCAGAATCGTCAAGGAAATGACCTACAATGCTTGAGGTTTGTATTAATTGAATTACTGTCCATCCTGCTTTGTTAGTGTTATCTGCAAAATGTACCAATTGGGGTTCTCCACAAGGTACCATGTTAATCATTAACACTAAATCTTTGATAAATTTATTAATAAAATTTGGATTAGTTGCATTTCTAACGTCACATCCCTTAACATCCATTATGATGTGATGTCCCCAGTATTCCATTTTAAACTCCTTTTAGTATAATATAACTTAAAAGGAGTTCCTTTTAATACGTTTATTTATATATTGTGTTACATATGTAACTTAAAGAATTTGATTAACTATTACACCACATTTATTCAAAAAGTCTATGCCTTCTTTAGACCGCCAATCTGCATCATAATACACCACCTTGATGCCGGCCGTATAAATTTGTTTAGCACAGTGGATACATGGTGCATGAGTAAGAAACATCGTGGAACCCTCGGAGGATTGATTTGATCTGGTAACTTTCATCAAACAATTGGATTCAGAATGAATTACCTCAGGTTTAGTCGTTAATGTTGGCGGAAGATCCGATTCTTGTTCATGATACACCTCATACTCACAATTATTATCCCAACCAGAAGGCATTCCATTCCATCCAAAACTAATAATATTACCATCTTTTACTAATATGCTACCTACTTTTAACCTTCTGGCTTGCGACATTTGAGATACTTGTTGTGCTATAGACATATAAAAGTTAATATATTTTTTTTTCTTTTCTGGGGCAAAATTTTCCATACATATATCCTTCTTATAATCTATCATTAATCCGACATGTAATTGAGCAATTTTTGGTACGGTTGGATTATGGAGTTTTCTTTCATTTTTTATAATGGTGGGTCTTGGTGGATTCGAACCACCGTTAAAGTATTATGAGTACCCCGTTCTAACCATTGAACTAAAGACCCAAAAAGTGGCGACCTCGGAGGGATTCAAACCCCCGACCCACGGAGTAGAAATCCGTTGTTCTATTCACTGAACTACGAGGCCAAATATTTTACCAACTACCGTCACTTATCCAAACACGAACAGTGAACATTAGCAGTTCCAATACAAAAGCATCTTGTGTCCAGACATCATTTGTTTCTTTATAAGCACAAGAAATTCTCCAATGTAATGGATTTACTTTGAGTGTGATGTTAATTCCTGAATATTTAATCCAATTCATTATTGGGCTTCCACAATAGTTTCAACAATCTTATCAACTAACATATCAGGTATTGTAAGATGAGGCCATTCTAATTGAAATGGACAACCCTTACTACCCCATTGATGGGTTTTAAGAAAGTTTTTAGCGATTTGTAAGTCTTTTATATTATAAGGATCAAACTTATATTTTAAATTATTATGGTAAATCATACTTTTACCTTTACGAGATTATCTTTACGCATCCATTTCACATAAGGATCTTTTTCATTCATTTTAATGGCCAAAAAAGTTACGCCATCAATTTCCTTAGTGGGCCATTGAGGTGAAGTAATGAAGGTATCTTGAGTAATATTGTTCCGAACCCGGATAAGTACCGGCTTGGCAGTTTTGACCGTTGTTCCCATATGTTTCATAATATAATACTCCATTGACACTACAAATACAGTATATCATAATGAACAAAGAAAGTCAATGGTGGAGCCGAAACTCCACCATTTTTACCACTTTACATAGCGGGATGTTTGTAAAATTTACCTTCTTCTTTTCTTTCGGCATTGACCATAGGATTAGAAATTACAATATCATTTTTAGTTACATGCTGTACGGAATGCATTGCACAAGAAGTACATGTTATTGTTAACATAGCAATAAATATAATATTTTTCATATTACTACTTAATACTAATTTTTTTAATAGAATCTTGAACTTTGGTAATGTTTTCTAACCAAACTTTAAGCATACCATTTACTAATTCAGCATCTTTGATTTCAATAGAATCCGCCAAAGTAAATGCACGAGTGAAATTGCGGTCAGCAATACCCTTAAAAATGTATGCGTTATCTTCATTCATTCCAGAATCAACGGTAGAACCTTTGATTAAGAGTTTGTTACCTTCCATAGTGAGTTCAATATCTTGTTTAGCAAAACCAGCAACAGCCAATTCAATAACATACTTGTTTTCATTGACTTGTTTGATATTGTATGGGGGATAATTAGGAATATTCTTAACAACCGAGTCTGATAGTTCTTGCATTTGTTTGAACATATTACCGAAACCAACACTAAACGGATCTACTGTTCTGTGAAGATCTTCCATTGTTACATAACTGGTGTTCCAGGGATTTTTGACGAGCGAAGGTTTTGTAGTCATTGTGTTTCTCCTTGTAAATTAAGCGAGATGTTACATTAAAATAGATACCCCTAAGGCATATCTGGTTTTGTCGGTTACGGTATCCGGCGGCATCGTGGTGTCATGCCCGCTTTAAAACACTTCGTACTTAGCGGTCCTAAGGTGAAGTCAATCTTATTTATACAGTAATATAACACATTTGTTGCACTGCGTCAAGTCTTTTTTCGGTATTAATAATTTGTTTTCTTACTTCCAATATTATATTTGGCAGATAATTCCCAATCAACCTTTTCTTTATGGGTTAATATCTTGATTTGACTAAGAAAAACAGGAGCGGGTTCTTCTACTTGTTTTGGATCAACTAATTTAACCAGACCCCAATCAGATAACAACTTGGAAATAGTGTTTCTTCGTGCCAAATCATTATCTGATATATCTGTTTCTTTGCCATCCAATGCAAATAGTTCTTTGAAATGAACAATAGCATAATATCCTCTTTTATGGAGAATATGGCACGATTGGTATAGAATTTTATCTTTTTTGGAAGCAACACCAATTCGAGTTAATGTTTCACGAATTTTCAAAAAATCATCTTTTTCATCTAGGGTAATCTCTACCCCATATCCTGAGAATACGTCAATTTCACTCATTTGTTATCCTTATTATTATGAGATATTTCTGCCGCCCTTATCTGTTAGGGCTCGTATCTCCATGAGTTGATCATTATTTAGAATCCGTAAAGCATCCTTGGCTTTTTCATTCGAATAACCAAAATATTGCTTAACACACTCCATATCTTTAAAGGCCTCTGCTTTCTGCCAAGGCTGAAATTTTCTTTTCATTGGCCTTATTGTATTTAGAAGATATGAAAATTGCTGATCAAAATCAATGGTAGGATGCAAATTCATTTCGTTGGCATATAGGACACAGTCTATATGATAGGATAACGCACGATTGATCAAAAAAGGTTTATAATCTTTGTAGTCTAGTTCATCACGAAAAGGATTCTTCTTAGTTTGAAGAATTGCTGGAATAATTTCTTTAAAAAGTTCCGGCATTATTTAAACTCCGCATCAACCATAATCTCGGTTAAACAAGCAACAAGATTTAACTCTTGGTCGGCAACAAATGCTGCTTGAAATTGGTATCGGGCTAAAATAAGAACCATTTCAGGAATAGAGTTAGGTTTTAGTTTCTCATATAACGAATCATATAATTTTCTAAAGACAGAAGATGGTTCATCAGAGTTACCTGTTACCCATTTTCTAGCGGTAGAGAAATCTTTATCCTTTAATGCAGTGATTAGATTTCCAATTTGAACATCACTTATCGATGCAAGAATTCCTTTATCAATTACACCAGAAACAGAATATCTCTGGAGTTCATTAAGAATTCTTCGATTGTCCGGAAAGTGTTTGGTAATAACTGATGCAACTACTTCTTTGTCGTACTTGATATTCTCTTGTTCTAGAATCCATTCCACACGCTTAAAGAAAGCAGATGCCATCTTGGCTTTAGAACCATTGACTTTAAAATCAATTACCGAACACCGAGAGTGAATGGGTTCAATAATACGATTTTTATAATTACATGTAAAAATGAAAGAACAGTTGGATGCAAATTCTTCAATAGCACCGCGCATGGCAGGTTGTACTGAATCTGCGTTCATATAATCCGCCTCATCAACAATTACAACTTTACGTCCACCTGATAAGGACATTGATGATGCATAATTTATAATCTTACCGCGGAGGGTTTCAATCCTTCGTCCTTCATCCGAACCATTGATCACAATATAATCACAACCAATTTCTTCACATAATGCTCTGGCGATTGTAGTCTTGCCTACACCAGCTCCTCCAGAAAGGAGAAGATTTGGAATTTGTTTCTTGTTTACATATTCCTGAAATGTCGCTTTGATTGCTCCAGGAAGAATACAATCTGCTACGGTCTTCGGACGATATTTTTCACACCAGAGAACTTGTTCCATTCATATACCTCATAATATAATAAAAACATCATTTTACTTCAGTAATGCCTTCAAATAATGCTTCAAATTCTTTTGATTCTGCTACTTCTTCTTGGAATGATTGTTTGTAATGTACCTTAGCAATCCGCCGAAGAATTTTTTTAGGAATCTTGAGTGAATCAAAGGTAGCATCAACAATATTCTTAATGTTTGTTTTTTCTGAATCTAGTTTCATCATAGACTCATTAATTTCATCAATAGCACTCTTGATTGCTTTCAATTGAATCGAATTATATGTACCGAATAGTGTTTGAATTGTGGTCATAGCCAATTGCTCTGTAATTTACCTAATGTATCTAAGTAACTTTCTTTAACAACAACATTACCATTCAATACAGAAATAACTGTGGATTCTGTTCCATCTTCTGCTACTGAAGTAAAAACAATAACAACATGATTAGAATTAATTGCAATTGGTTTATTTGTTTGGCCATCAGTAAATTTAACTAACATCCTATTCTCCTATTTTAGAATCTTTGGATTCAAAAGCGATCCAATATTGGATGTCTTGTTTTGAATTTTTAAAATGCGAAATGCCTTTGAAAGAAATAGTTACATCATAACTTCCAGGAATCATTTTGATATTCTCTGTCTTAAAAACAATTTTATAAACCAAACCATTACCTTCACTCACTTGAATTGAATTGGTATGAGCCGAATTATTACCTGCATCAAAAGTAACAATTTGAACATTATCACCATCTGATTCAACTTTAATATTAGGAGAATGAAGAACTGCTGAGGTTTTCATAATCCAATCATAATCTTCCGCGGTTAATGTGAAACTAACATCAATAGAAGGCAAAGTGATTTTCTTATCGGGAGGAGCAACAATCATTTCTTTTGCTGTCTTACGATAAACAGTCTTGAATCTACCGTTCTTGAAAAATATATTAGCATCATCAAAATCAATATCAGCATCTTTATATAAAGAATGTACTGATAGAAATTCATTTAAATCATATACACAGAAATCATGAGGAAAGTCATCTTTTAGATTTGCTTGTGCCAAAACAGTTTTACCTTGAGAAACGGTAGTTAATATGTTACCCTTCTTAAACTGTAGGTTTTGATTTATCGTTGAGAAGTTTTTTAGGACGTTTAATGTTTCGGTTGTTAATTTCATGTGTTTCTCCATTATATAAAGTGTTATTCTTTAGAGTAAATTGTATCATGTTCAAGAAGGAATAGCAAGCAGCAACCGGCGTGAGCCAAGTGATGAATACCTGATTCAGAATCAATTTGTTCACCTTGTTTCCAAGCCCAAATATGTCGCTGTAATGCATCGAAGTATCTGCGTTTTGGATCTGATACTTTTTGCCAATTGTCTCTTTCATATTTCTGTGCTCCAAATGTTAGAACTTTAACAATTTCTTCGAGCGCAAATGGTGGAAGTAAACCATATTCTAATTTACCACCATCATATTTACGACCAATTTCAATCATATTACATTTCACCCACAAAATTGGCAACGGCAGGCATATCGCCTTGGAAGTGGTATGTCCCAATATGTGCAGTTTTCATCCATGGACATAAGAAGATTTTACCGCCAATTTTACGCCACATCTGGCAGAACATATAATCTTCCGATAAATATCGATCTGATCCACCACCAGTGATAGAATCTGTAGTATCAATAACAGTATCAAAGAAAGCATGGATGTATCGAGTGCCATCAAAGTGTGCTTGGCCAACATGATCAGGCTTATATCGAATTGAAGGATACGATTGTTCCATCTTAGTAAACACTTCACGCTTAACCATCATAAAGCCGGTACCAATTTCAAGAACATCCAGAGGTTCAGAAATATTAAATTGTGCTGTACCTTTAACAGGATTAAAAACAAAATCACCGGCAACTTTTTCAAGAAGTTGTGGATCAATATCAGGATTCTTTTCTACTGCTTTTTTAACCGAACGCCACTTAATTGCTTTCTTAGGATACGGTCCGCCAGCAACATCTTTATCAAGTGCTAATAGTGCTACAACATCATTAGGATCAAAGTTAACATCAGAGTCAATAAAGAGTAAATGTGTGGCATCAGACCGATTAAGAAATTCATCGACAAGATAATTCCTAGCACGAGTAATCAAAGATTCATTGAAAAGAAATGAAAACTTAATTTGAATTCCATATTGCATACAAACCGTTTGTAAATCTAAACATGCCTTCATATAAAGACCATGATTCATACCACCATACATTGGAGTGGCAACAAACAATCTCTTTTTTTGAAGATCCTCTTTTTTTATACTGATTTCCATTTTCTCTCCAAGATATAATAACAAAAAAGGGAATACCACAGAATTGCAGTATTCCCCCGAAACGCCTAAGGATTAGGCATCAAAAGAGTGTGGAGTAACAAAAGAATAACCGGCAGCAATAGCAGCCTTCACGAGAGCCTTGGTTGGAGCACCCATACGATAGTAATTGATCTTACGACCATCTTCAAGAGTCTTGCTGTTGGTGTAGATACAATGACCTTCCTTGCGAAGTTCCTCAATACGGGCACCAATGTTCTTAACACCAAAACGGGTTTGTGCTTGCTTAACGGTAAAGGTATTGTACCCTTCTGTTTTCTTCAATACATTCAACATCTTTTGTTTAGCAGATAAAATCTTACTCATAATAAACTCCTATAATATTAATAAAACTCGCTTCACACGAGAACGTACATCATATCATTATATATCACACAAGTCAACATACTATGTGGTATATTTTGATTTTAACCCCTACAGGTTAACCTCTATAATTCTTAACAAGTACCATACCATAATTATTAACTTCGTTTTTCACTTTAACCCCTTTCTTCAATCTCAATTTATTTTTCTTAAACGGCAAATAATCAACATAATGATGCCATCTACCATATCTCCAAACAATTGTAGCAACATCAGGATGCATATCTACCAACATCTGTGATTTATTGATAGTGCCTTCTGGATTAAGTTTGCCATCTCTCCACTTTTCTTTGTCTTGTGTTCCCTCTTTATGATAGAATTCTTCGGTATTACCACCTTTTAATGTTTGTGTTGCTGCCTTACCTTGCAAGAAAGCATTAAATTGAATAGTACAATCACCGTCTTTTAAAACCCTTAGGCAGATATCGGTATCTTCATTGTATCGACCTCTCCATCTAAACTTACATTTGTTATCAATCAACAGACATGAATAAATTCTTGTATTGGTAACATAAGGAGGATATTTACTATTTGGTGCAATAAAGAATCTATACTGAAATCCTGAAATAGGAACATTCTCATACCGATCAACAAAATCTTCCGCTGCTCTGAATATTGCACCCGATTCAACTCTTATCCGCTGATTCTCATTCAGTCTATAAAAATCAGAAATGTTATCATCTAATACCCAATGCCGATCTGCACCAAGAGCAATAGCATGATCCCAACACCAATTTCTTGCACGACCTGGACCATCACCATGATTACTGAAAGGCAATATCAATAAAGTAACATACTTACGAATACCAAAATTATCTAATGCGTTTTCATAATTTTCAGAATCTTGTGGTTCAATTGAAATATAATGAGGAACTTTCATTCTTGCTAATGATCTAGAAGTAAACATGGATTCATGTCTACCTTTAGAAATAATATAAACAGGATATTTTGGATTAGTCATCAGTTTCCATCCAACGCTTCAATGTATTTTCATCACGATCTAATTTAGGATACCATATACTTTTTGTTTTTTCTGTTAGATTTTGATCAACTAGTTCAGCAAATGCCTTATAATCTTCTTCATTTCTAAAACTCATAAAAATCTTCATGTAAGGTGGATTATTTTCTTGTTTGTATTCGGGCATTCCTTTCCAATGTTTTTCCCATTCTTTAGTCACATCTTCATCTTCAATACCCAAAAATCCAGAGAGAGTAGACGATGTATAAGTTTCATCTTTGAAATCTATACAACTTTCATACTCAGTGGATTCTTCTACTTCAATTACAGGTTTATTTTTTGCCATTTTTATTTCCTTAATCGTAATCTCTTTAAAATTTTATCCCTTTTCTTCATTCCATTATGTAACGCTAAAGGTTTTACTTTATCAGTATATACTATTCCGTTCATATGATCAAGTTCATGAAGCCAACATCGTGCAGATATACCATTAAAGGTGGCTGTCTTGGTATTTCCAGTATAATCTTGATATTCCACATTAATCATTTCTGGTCTAGTGATATACAATCCCAAGAATGGAAAAGATAAACATCCTTCTATCATATGTTTTTCACCAGACGACATTAACAATCTAGGATTAAAAAATGCAACATAATCATCGTTAGCACCCATTACAAACACACGATATGGTAATCCACACTGATTGGCAGATAATCCTATTCCATGATTTAATTTGCATGTTTCCACTAAATTAGAAGCAAGTGTTATAGGATCAATAGGAGGATTATTAAAATCAAAATCTGGTAATACTTGATGTAGTATAGAATTACTCTCATGTACTAATTCAAGAATCTGTGTCTTTGAAATTAATTTGGGTTTTCCACTTTGTTCTGTATCAATTACAATTACATCATCACTCATTTGGCAATCCTACTGAAATTATTATGTTTCTCAAATTTAATAATTGACCGGAACTTATCGAATAGTTGGTCACCCTTATGGGAAATAACAAATACATTAGCATCTGCACCCATATCATGAATCAATTTCAAAAATTCTTCTGTACCTGCACCATCCAAAGAAGAATCAAATACTTCATCAAGGATTAAAAGATTTGTATTTGTCGAATTCTTTAACTTAGCAATTTGTCGCCATGCAAACAATAAACTTAAATCGATCCGAAGTTTTTCTCCCTCAGAAAAATTAGCATAACTAAAATCATCACGATGTCTAGATTTAATTGTTTCTTCAAAATTCTCATTGATATTGAAATTAACAAAAAAGTCCATTGATGTTAAGTATTTGTTAATCAATTTATTCATAATAGGCAAATATTGTTTGATGATCTTTGTTTTGATACCAGAATCTTTTAATAATGAAGAAGCATATTCATAATAATGTTTCTCGATAGTTAATTCTTCCTGTTTCTTTTCGAGATTAAACAACTGATGTTTTAGTTCCTTAAGTTTAATATTTTCTTCTTCAAGGTTATCTTTTCGACTCGTTAACTGTTCTATCTCTTTATTCAAAGTATAGATATACTTGTTTATTGCAACGACAGTGGAGTTATTCTTAACAACTTCATTGTTATGTTCAGTAATATGTTTGTTTATCTTTTGGATATATTCAATTCTTTCGTTCACTTTGGCAATCTCTGTTCCTATATCACCAATACCTTTACCAATCTCTTTCTTCTTATCTTTCTTCTCCGTAACTAATTTATTTTTAAAGTTACCTTCAATCGTTTGGAGACAAGTAGGACACTCATCATGTTCTTCATAAAAAGTTATATCTTTATTAATCTTCTTTACATTTGATTCAAGTTTGGCTTCCAACTGAAGAAGTTTTCGGGATTTGTTTTCTATCGATGTTTTATCGGAAATATTTTGTTGCATCAATTCAATGTGTTTCTGTACCAAATCAATATCTACATTTAATTGAGCAATTTGTTTTTCACTCGTTACAATTTCTTGTCGTTTTCTTTCAATTTCATCATCGCTATGTTTCTTATGTTCTTCTATATTGTGGACCTGTAATTGTTGTTTCTCTGTAGTTAAAACCCGATCATAATTATTCTGTGTAATATTTTCTTTGAGTATAAACATTTTATCTTTGACGATGTTGTTCATTGATGAAAATATTTGTATATCTAATAAATCTTCAATGATTGCTCTCCGATCTGCTGGTGTTAATTGCATAAACGGAACAAAAGAGGCTGAACCAAGAATAACGACTTGTGTAAATGATTTAAAATTTAGTTTAAGAATAAACTTTTCCAAATGTTCCTGATAATCTTTTGATTTGGCATCTTGATTAATCATAACACCATTACAATGTATCTCGAATATGTTAGGTTTAATACCACGAATAACTTTATATTGCTTTTTACCAATAACAAATTCAATTTCAACGACACAATCGGATTGATTAATAGAATTAAGCAGATTAGGTTTGTTTATCCTGCGAAAAGGTTTGCCGAACAAAGCAAAACATAAAGCATCTAATATAGTGCTTTTTCCAGCTCCGTTCCCGCCAATAATAAGTGTGTTGGGCGATCTATCTAATTTGATTTCGGTAAAGGCATTACCTGTACTTAATAGATTTTTCCATTTAATACTTTTAAATTTAATCATTTACTCTATGCTTGTTCCAAATTTAATGCTTCATTGTATGTTTCACGAAGAACAACCTTCAATTTATCTTTATCTATATCATCAGTAATATTATCAACAAATTTGGAAATGATTGTAATAGTATCTTCCGCCTGATCTAACATATCATCTTCTATGCCTTCTGTTAAATCAGTATAATCTTCGGCAATGGTAATATCAATCGGATTAACTTGATAAAGATTGTTTATAAACTTATCAAACAAATACGGATTAGTCTTATTAATAACAACAACTTTTACATAAGTATTGGTGTATTTTGTTAAATCTTTATTATTAACTTCGGTAATAGATTCAACTTTATCATCGTATGTGATCCGATGGAACATTACGTTAGGATTAGGGATAAAATCCAAAGTCCTAGTATCCAAATCAAATAAATGAAACCCACGAGTATCATCATAATCAGAAAAAGTGAGTTCGTAAGGATTGCCGAGATAATAAATATTATCGGAGTGACTACGATGGTGATAATGGCCAGAAAAAACCATATCAAATCTTTTAAATATATCACGACTTAATCCCTCAAATGATGGCATTCCCTTGTTCATAGAAAAGCCAGATATTTCAAAATGTCCCATACATATATCTGATGGTGTGTTTTTAATTTCATCTAAACAACTTTGGTAATTCTCTGAACAAATCCAAGGAATCATACACACATCAGAACTAACATCTTTATAATTTAAATGTATTGTTTGTGGAGAATCAATAACAGTAATATTATCATATTCTCGCAACAATAAACTAACTGAATTTACTTCATTGGTATTTTTAAAATATGTATCGTGGTTACCCGCTAACATATGTACTTTGATATTCATGTTTGCAAGTTTATCAAAGAACATTTCTTGTGTACGTTTAAGAGTGTAGAAATTTATATACTTTCTACGGTCAAAGGTATCACCCAAGATTAGTAATGTTGTAATGCCTTCTTCTTTTAACTTAGGAAAAAAAGTTTCATTATAAAATTTTTCATAATAATCCAGAAATTGTATCGAATCGTTTCTAGCGCCGAAAGTGCTGGTCAGTGATAATTGCAACTTTCATACTGATCCCTCCTATTTCACAATATTCATAGTTAATATTTTTTGAACCGTTTTAAAGATGTTTTAGAACTTTTTATTTAATCTTTTTATTCATCATGTATTGGGAATCAATTACTCGTTCACGAAGTTCTGAAGTGGAAAAAGAATGCCTACGTTTATTGTAGATAGTTTCAATTTGTAATTCTTTTCCGGTATAATCTTTATTTTCATATTCATCACCAAGTATTCTAACATCAATGAAGTGAGAAAGCAAGATGTCCATCAAATCTTTTTCGTTGGCATATGGTATAATTTCATCAACATACTTACATGCTTGGAGTTGCACATATCTCTCAAATATAGACTGTACGGGTTTATTCTTCTCTGGTCGATCCAACGTAGGATCAGTCTGGAGTCCCACAATCAAATGATCACAATAGTTTTTTGCTTCTTTTAACATCATAATGTGACCGGCATGGAATAAATCAAAACAACTACAAGTGAATCCTATTTTCATATCAATCTCCAATTATATAAATTTTTCAATACCCTTTGGTTTCTTTGCTATTTTCTTTTTCTTTTTATTTTCTTCAAAGTTGTTTATAAATTCCAAAAGATTATCATATATTTCAAAGGGTTTTTGTTTTCCGTCATTAAGTTCCATCATTTCAAATTCATCTAAAATACCAAATTGTTCAGTTGCCTTATATTTAACATATTGCTGTTTCTTTTCTTTTTGAATTCTACGCAGGAAAGCATAGTAAATGATTTGTGTAAAATATGCGAACGGATTCTTCGATTTGGCAGGATTAAAGTTACGGAAATACATCAAGCAGTTTTCAATACCATCCGATATCATTTCATCTCTATATGTATAGTTGATAAAATTAGGTTTATGGGAGAGGCCTTCGGCAATCTTCATGAAACACTCACCAATATAATTAGGTATCTGTGGATCAGGTTTACCATTCTCCTTGGCTTCTTTACATGATTCATCATAATTTATCAAAGCCTGTAAGAAATCGGCATTGTTTACATATTGCTTCGATTTATTTTTATTTGGTGCGGGAGTTATAATCATATCATATTTACCATAAAGTTGTTGACAATCGCTTGACAAGTGTGTACTATCCACTATGTTGGGTTGTTAAGTAATATATTAGTACTAGTGTAGTAATACAGTTCCTGCTTCTAAGTCTTTAAATACTTCCAAAACATCATTCATAATATCATTCTCAGGTCCATCATTCATCGCAATCTTTTTTTCTGCTTGTAATAGTTTCTGCAATTGTTCCATTACAGAAACATAATAATCATAGAAATCGGAAGTTACTTCGGTCATAAACAATATATCTTTACCATAAAGAAGGACTTCGTTCGTTTCTACTAATTGGACTGGAAGCCATTGCCGCATAATCAAACCAGGATTATTACCTTTATATTCAACAGCAACAATCATTGGTCCTGATATATAATATGAATCGTTTAAGTTGTTAGTGACGTAACCAACTATATCATCACCATTGAGCAATCTGATTAATTTTATTGTGTTATCCATTTTTTAATCCTATTTTATAGATTTGAAAGGGAAACTTTTCTTCTGTATAAATCTTAACTCTTTCAATAAAATGCCGTAAAGTAAAATTCATATGTTTTTTGTATCTCAGATCATCTGCTATATCATATAATGTTGCTATCTCTTTACCAGTATTTAGTCGTAGTCCTCTACCGATAGATTGTAGATTTCTAATTCTGCTTTTGGAAGGAGAAGCAAATATAATGTTATGAAGATTGCGAATGTTAATCCCAGTGGAGAAACGTACCGAACGAAGCCACAATAATGGCTCCATTCCCTCCTTTTGTAACTTTATTTGGTTTCATTTTTTTTCCTTATAATTAATATATATTCTTTTTAGTTATCGAACAATCATACTAATGCTTTTTTCTCCATATACAACCTTTCATTATGGATGTTTGTATATTATTTAAAAGAACACTGGTGTCAATATCGTCATTCTCAGTAATATCCTTTGCTTTTTTT